CTGTCATACTACCACCAAGTTTCCTGTTACTGTTATTGTACCATTAAATGATACTGTTCCAGCAAGTACCGAGCTTTCAATATAATGATTTCCATCTATAACTTCTTGATGAATATAAAATCCATCTTTAGCAGATGGTTGTCCTATGTATAGAGTTCCATTAGAATCTGTTATTTCAGCCATTAATTATCCTATGTACTTATTGCATCTATGTATGAAACATAAGCTGCACATGAAGTTGAAGCTGAAGATTGTACTCTTAGCAAATCTGTATTTGACATTACAATTTTAGAACCACCTTGTATTAATTCAATAGAACTTTTTGGTGCTATACTTAAATCGTCTGCTAAATAGACAATAGAAGCAGTTGATCCAGCAGCTGCTACATCAATCCATACATCAACAGTAATTGCTGAAGTAGTAATGTTAGTTAGTCTTATACCAATAATGGCATCATCTGAATTTGAAGTTAATAAAGTATGAGCCGAATTAGTAACTTGTGATTTAAAAACCTTTTCAAAATCTTGAGCCACTTGTTATTTTCCTTTCATCATAAAGCAACAGCTAATGCTATACAAAAGCCTTTAGTGGCTAAGCTAGAATCAGCTGCTATTGTTAAAGTTTCGTTACCACCATTGTTGTTTTCTGTAAAGCTCACATTAGTTCCAGCTATTAGTTTACCATTAAGATAACCAGCAGTAGTATCATTAGAAGATACTTTTACTAATGAATCTGTATCAGCTGATATAACTACCCAAGCTGAACCATTGTAATATTTTAATTGATTAGATGTAGTATTGTAGCATAAATCACCAGCATTTAATGAAGAACTTGGATCAGAAGAAGCTATTCTATATTGATTAGCAAAACTATTAACAGAAGCTATATTAGAAGCTACAGTATTAACATTAGTTATTGAACCACTACAATTTGACATAGCAGTTACATTAGCTGAAGTACCTAAAGTATTCATTATTGTAACATTGGCAGAAGTTGCTAAAATATTCATGTCATTAACTACATCGGTAGTAGCTAAAATTTCCATGTCAGCAACGATTGCAGAAGTTGCTAAAGTATTCATGTCAGCAATTACATCATTGCTACCAAGAATTGCCATATCAGCAACGATTGCATTAGTACCTAAAATTCCCATGTCTGTAATAACAGCAGAAGTACCAAGTAATCCCATACTTGTAACAAGAGCAGAAGTACCAAGTAATCCCATAGCTGTTACATTTGCACTTGTTGCTAATAAATCCATATCAGCAATAATGGCAGAAGTTGCTAAAGTATTCATGTCAGATATAATATCTGATACTCCTAATAATCCCATAGCAGTTACATTAGCTGAAGTACCTAATAAATTCATATCAGTAACGATTGCACTTGTACCTAATATTGCCATATCGGCTACAGCATCAGTAGTTCCTAATCTTCCTATTTCAGTAGATTTTCCAGCTACTGTAGTTACATTACCAGAGATACCAGCTACTGTAGTTATGTTAGCACTTATACCAGCACAAGTTGTTATATTTGCAGCTATATTTGCACAAGTAGTTATATTCCCAGCTATTGCCGCAACAGCAGCAACATCAGTAATTGATTGACTAAATTCTAAAGCATTACCAGATGAATTAACTGAAAGTATTTTATTTGCTACTAAGTTAGGAAAAGTTAAATTATAGGTATTGGCTGTACTTGCAGCAGCTTTTGGGGAGAACTTTAAATTATCCTCGTTTTGTTGCATCATAGCAACAATTTTATCTAATTCTGTATTAAGTGTTTCTACTGAAAATTGACCTGAAGCTGGAAAGTCAGTAGTCCTGGCAATAGGTAGTTCTCTATAAATTGTATATATATCTCCATTAGTAGAGTTAGCTCCTAATGTAAGTGTACCACCACCAGTAGAACCAGCTCCTGATACAGAAAATTGATTTACATTTTGAGGATTTGTACTGTAAGTTAAATTACTATCTGAACCACTAGAAGTCTTAATTGCTTTAATATCGGTAACTGCAAAAAATTCAAAAGGAATAGTAAAACTAGATTGTGTATTAGCAGCTGTGTACTGTACTCTTGGCGAAGTATCATTAATTTGTATTGTCATTTATCTCAGACCTTTTTCAACATTGTCAAATAAGCTATCTAAATACCATACATTTTGAAAAGGAATTAGTCTACGCACATTCTTGGCTGTATAGTTATTGTGTGTGCCTTTACCCCAATCAAACATTATAGAAGATATGTTAGCAAACTGAGAAGAACTTGGTCCTAATAATCCAAATCCACTCATTACATTTTTAGTTGTATAACTACTATAAGGTTTACCAGCTCCTACTAATGGTCTTAATCCTATTTTATTATTTCCCATTCTTTCTACAACATTATTAATATCTGAATATATTCCACCTAATCCACTTCTATCAAATGCATTTATTAATTTTTCTCCAAATGGTTTTTTACTATAACTTCTATCAAATGCTTGTGTACGAATTGCATCTACCATAGCACCAGCTCCCATCAACATTAATGAACCAGAAAGGAAAGATAAATCTCTTTCTTGCATACCTCTTAATAACATTCTTTGCGTTGCAGCCATTGCAAACTTTTTAAACTGTACAACAACTCCACCCATTTCAGTATTAAACCATAAAGGAACATCTCCTTTGCCTGGAGTAACAATAGTAATATTAATATCTTTACCTAAAGCATTATGAAATATATCTGCTGTAGCTTTTTCTACATCATCCCATAATTCTGTATTAGCAATTTTTGTATATTTCCAATCAGCTTTATTTGCTCCTTCTCCTAAACCATGTTTTTGATATTGTTGATAAATTTTTCTAGCAGAACTTTCATCAATACCAGCATTTAATAATTTAGCTTTTTGCATTTTAGTAATTGTTCCATTAACCCATTTACCTGATTCTTCAATTATACGAGTACCATTAACTGCACTTGCCCAACTTTTCATTACAGTATTCCAAGGATTCATTGCATTAACATAAGTAAAATAAACATTAGCCATGCTACTTGCACCTTTTTCAAATTTATTAAATACACCAAAAGAATTTTCTAAATCATACATTGACATAGCTCTAGAACCTAAAACCATATCAAGAGCTTCTCCTGATAAATATGCTTGTTGTTTTGATAGTTTCGCTATTTCAGTACCCATAACATTTGTAAATAAATCCCATGAAGTTCTAAATCCTCTATTAATACCTGAAGTCATTAATATTCTTGCAACATCAGGAACAGCAGCCAATGCTCCAGTTAGCATAGTCATTGAGTTATATAATTTAGCTGTTCTTATACCACGACTAAATGCTCTTTGTGGATCATCAGATAAACCATAAGTACCTCTAATTAAATCTCTAGCAGCTTCTACATCTTGTAATACTTCATCTCTTTCTTTTAATAATTTCTTTTTTTTATCTCCTTTAGCTTTAGTAATTTTAACATCATACCCTTCTTTTATTTGTTTTAATCCTTGTTTAAGTCCTGAATCATTACTCCATTTATATCCACTAGCCATTGGATCACCAAATACTTTTGTTAATTCAATATCAGGAGCAACAGAATTAAAATATAATCTTTGTAAAATAAACATATCAGTTTCAACAAAACCTTTTTCTGCTAGTATTACTTCATCTTTAGGATTTAATCGTAATTCTCTTGTTCTAAAATTTCTTGAAACAGTTAATGGATTAGTAGATTTAGTTTTGTCAAACCGAACAAATGGTTGAGCTTGTTTTACTGATTCAATTAATTCATCAATAGCTTCATCTGTCATTTTAGCATTAGCTGGATTATTTTTTATCATTGGTTTAACTAATAATTTAAATTCTTCAAACCTAGCAGTAATCTGATCTCTTAACCATACACGATTAACATAATCTTTTGCTAAAGAACCATTAGCTTTCATATATTCAAATTTTTCTTCTAATTTAGATAATTGTATTTCTAATCCTTTTTTATTTTTTCCAGTAGAAGTTTTAATTTGAGATTTAATAATTTGTATTTGTCTTTCTATATACATAAGAGGAATACCAAGAGCATCATATTCTTCTCCCATTTTATAAATATATTTTTGTGAAACTTCTACAGCTTTAGCAACTTCAGGTATCTCTGTAAGAGGGTCTTGTTGTTTTAATCTTTTTTTCCATATAGCAGTTTTAAAATCTTTAAAACTTAAAATATCTTCTGAACCCCAAGTGTTTTCAGTTTTAATTCTATTTAACCCAACTCTAGTTCCCATAATAGGAACTTTTTTTCCTAATCTTTTTAAATAATCTCTATATAAATTTTCTATTTCTTCTTCAACTTGGAATACATTATACTTTAACCTATTTACATTTCTTTCAATAGATTGAGCAGTAGGAATTTCTTTAAGATTTTTATTTTGTAGTAAAGGTATTTCTAATAAGTTTTCTATTGCTTCTTTTGCTTCAAGTGAACTAGACCTTAATGTTCTAAGCACAGGAGTAAATGGACCTTTCTCTCCTAGCCATCCAAAACCTGTACTAACTATTTCATCTAATTTAGATAATTCTTCTTCAGTATAAACTCTATTAATATTTTTAGCTCCTACACTTTTATCTTTAAATACAACATTAGCAGCATCATCTAAATCATCTAAAATATCTGCTTCTTTATCAAACTTAGTAAATGCTTTTTTTGCATAAGGAGAATTAATACCACCAAATACATAAGGTAATACAAACCCAGCTCCAGTTATTAATGTACTTTCTGTATATGTTCTTTGTGGAGCTACTCCTCTTTTAAATTGTTCTTCAAGAGCCATAGTTCCACCTAGTTTTGCACTAACTGCTAATCGACTACCAGTCATTAAACCTCTACCCATTTTAGTAAACAACAACAAACTAGATGGATCAGTAAGACCTCCTAATATTCTTCCAACAATATAGGCTGGCATATTTTGATAATTTTCTTGTGTATCTTTCATATCTTCAATTAGAAATTGAGTTTGTTCTTTACTTCTTGAATGAGCAAAATAATCCATTTGATCTTGATATGCTAATAAGTTCATATCATTATAAGGATTATAAGTTTTATCATCACCAAAATTTTGTTTTTCTGAAAGAGCTTTAGTTATAGTTAATGCTAATAAATTTTCATCTATAACACCACCTGTAATACTTTTAGCTGTATCTGATATTGTACCTGTAAAGTCAGAAAAAAAAGCTCCTAAATTTTGATAACCAGCATCATCATAACTAGATATATCAACAGGACTTAATCTTGGTCCTGAGTAATTATAATTAAAATCTCCCATTATGGTGCTGGAGGAAAGAAATCATTACTTTCACCAGTAGGAAATTCTACATCTACTTGTATGCTTCTACCATCTGCCCATAACTTAATAAACTCAGCATTTCTTTCTAACCTAGTATAAATACCACCTTGATTTTTTCTTTTATATGCTTCAGCATCTATAAACATTTGACCTAATACAGTTTCAGGATTTGGTATTCCCCATTCTCCTAAATATTTTGCATCTCTAGTTTGTCTATATAAATTTAAATACTTATGAAATTTACTTTTTGGTCCAGCAAAACTTTTTTTACCATCTCCAGTTTGATATGTCATATCAACTAAAGCTATTCGTAAAAAACTATTTTCTTTATACATTATTTCTTTACCATAATTTTTTACAACTCTATCGTTTGCTGTTTTAATTCCAACATCTAAAGTTAAATCAACAGAATCTTTTATACTAATAGATTCTTCTCCACTTCTTAATTTATCAATATCATATCCTTTATCTCTTAAAGCATTAAGTAATTCTACATGAGGAACTATACCATCATCTGTTTTAACATCTAAAGCTAACCCATGTCCTATAGTCTGAATACCAGAACTATCTAAATATACTTTTGCTTTAAATGATTCATTTTTTGCAATAACATCAAATAAAGGATTTTCACTTCTTATTACATCTCCATTATCGTTCATAACTAAATTTCCTTTCAAATATTGACCAGCTATATTTCTTGTTTTATCTTCCATAGCATTTTCTAAAGCTATTTGTTCTTTAATGTTTTCCATTAAAATTCTTTGTCTATCTGATACTGTAAAATTAGAAGTTCCAAACATAAATTCAGTAACTTCTTTAAATGCTGTTTCTCCTCTAAGATACCATCTTGCTGTTATATCACCTATTGCATCTGTAGCTTGTTTACTTAATTTTATACCTTTACTTTTATCAGTAATTCCAAAAGGCATATTACCACTATCTATAGCTTCTAAAGATTTTGATTGGTATTTTTGTAATAAACTAGAAGCATTTCTAGCAATTCTTTGTACCTCTTGTTCATTAGAAGCTCCTAAAGTTAATTGTTTATATCTTTGTAATGGTCTTTCAGGAATAAAAGAAGCATCAGGATTTAAAGGATTTGGTATAGAAGAAAATATACCATCCATTTCTAAATCCATATTTATATTATAACTAGGTTGTCCTGGCTTACTTCTTTTATTATAATCTAATGTTATATGACCATTCTCTAACATTTGAACTAAATTAACACTTGATAATTTTTCATCAGTTATATTTAATGCTAATCTTTCTGCATCAGACATAGCACTTAATCTTTTTTGAATTGTATAAATTGTATCAGTATCTATATCTTCTTTTGTTAAACCCTGTTTTCCATATGTAGTATAAACAGGATATCTACTAATTGGTAATTGTTTAGTCATAACCATATCCTTCCTGACCTAATCTTTTTAATGCATATTGAATAGCCATAACACCTTGATGTCCAGCTTCATTTCCATCTTTCATCCAATCTTTAGAACTAAATAAACCACCTTCTCCCCATGAACCAACATTAAAAAATCCAGTAGAAGAAAATTTAGATGGAAGAATATCAGTCATAGCTGGATTCATTGCAAGTAAATATTCATATACATACTCATTAAATGTTTCTTTTATTTCTGTATCTTTTAATAAAAATTGTGCATCTTCTAATTGATAAGGTACTATTTCTAATTTAGATGCACCAGTCATAAATCTAAATACTTCTTCAGCTGCAAATTCTTCTTCTAATATTTTTCCAAAATCTAATCCTTTGTCTTCCATTAATCTAACAAGTAAAGATTTTCTTTCATCATAATTAGTAAAATCAGGATTAATTCTAGCTAAATATTTATCAGCATAAAATTTTAAATCTATATCTTTAGGTTTATTGCTAACATCATCCCAAAATATTTGTAAAGCTATTTGAGTTTTATCATTCATTAAATCTACTGATTTACCAAAACGACTTACTAATTGATTATTAATTTCTGCTATTTTATATAATTCATTAACATCTGATAAACTATTTGTATTTATTTTTTCTGCACTATTCATCATGTTTCTTAATTGAGGATGTACAATTCCTTCTGCACTTGCTAAATTAATAGCTGCTTGAAATGAAGATGATAAATTATAAACTACATTTTCAGGTTTTTTTCCAATATCCATATTTTGCAACATTTTATTAAGTTCGTCAGGTTCTATTATATTAATATTAAATGCATCAGTATTAACTACACCATTTGATTCTGGGTCTACTTGTTGCATATAACTAGCCATTTTTGAATTAATAACATTTAATTCTATTTGAGCTTTTTTTTGAGCATTAACATTAATACCCATAGCATTTAACTTAGATGTAATGCTTCCAATAGTTGTATCAAAGTTATTATTTAATTTAATAGATTCTCTAGTTATTTGACCTTCTATATAAGCATTATTTAAAATACTTAATTGCTCTGTACTAGCTTCTCCATAAAAATTTTGTTGTTTATAATTTTCAAAATCTTCTTCACTCCAATCAGTTCTAGCATCATTTAAAGCTCCAAAATCATAACTAATACTACTACTAACTGCTAATTTTAATCTAGCTCCTTCTAAATTTGTTAAAGTATCTTCTCCTCTTTTAAAAGTATTTCCATATTTAGTTGCCCAATCTAATCTAGATTTTTTAATTGTTTCTCTTTCTGCTGGTGTTGTATCTGCAAATGTAAATGGACCATCACTATCTCCACTATCAGGATTAAATAAATAATCTTCTGATTCTTGTGCAATTAAAGATAATGCTTTATCTACAGCTCCAATAGAACTCCATCCAGCTACTTTACTTCCAACAAGACCTTCTTTTTCTAAAGCTATTGCTTGATCTAATAATTGTTTATCTTTAGATATAACTCTACTTTGTTCAAATCCTACTTTTAATGAACGCATATATTCTTCAGGAGATTCCATACTAGCTGTATAGCTAGGGTCTAAACTATTATATAATGAAGTATAAGAGCTTACTAACTCACTCATTCTTGGTAATATATTTTCTCCAAATAATGAAGTATAGTCAGGATATAAACCAGTAAAATCTTTATCTCCTTCAACTAATTTTTTTTCGTAATCTTCTCTATCTTCACCTGAATTAACATTTAAAATTAATCTATTCATATCAGCTAATTCATTAGATGAACTTTCATTAAATAATTTAACAGCTTGTGTTTGTTTATTTTTAATAGCTTGTAAAGAAATGCCATTAAAATTTTGAGCTGACATCATTCCTGAATAACTTTTTGCCCATGATCTAAATTTCTCAGGAGCTTCTCCTACAGATGTTTCTATATAGCTAGATGATTGAGCCATATAATCACTAGGACTACCAGGATTATCTCTTGCAAATTTACTTAAACTTTCATAAGTTTTTAACTTATAATCATTCTTCCAATTTTCATCTTCTATGACAGCTTGTCTTTGTGCAAATGCATCAATAGTTTTTGAAACAAGATTAGCTGCATATTTAAATCCATCTCCAGTTTGTCCTTTAACAACACCCATTTTATTAGCTAAAGAACCTGGTGTTGTATAAACTTTTCTTTCTCCTACTTTAAGAACCATTATGTAACCTTAGGTGTTTTATTCCATTTATAATCTGCATAACCAGTTGTTAATCCAGCTATAATAGAAGTATAACCACCAAATACATTTGACTTCATTGCTATATCATTTTCAAACATTTGATCTCTATATTTTTGTTGTACACTTAATCCCATTAATTTAATATTTTTAATATCTTTAGCTCCTTTAATTCTAGCTTGTTTATTTATATTAAGAAAACTTCTACTATCATCATAGTAACCAGCACCAGCTTGAAAAGCTATATTATTTGCTAGTGTTGTATTTAACATATCTCGTCTAAGATTTTCTTGTTCAATAGCTTCTATTTGAGCCATCTTAGATTCTCTTTCATAACGAGTTTTCTCTCTAGCATTTGCTGCTTTTTGATATTGTATTTGTTGATATTGACCAGCAGCACTTACTACTGAACTTGCCATCATCATTGTTGCTGCACTTACACCCATACTATCCTATACAAACTGCAATTCTATTGCCATTGCCAATACCTTTAATGGTAAAGGATCATTTTGTGAAACAGTAATTGTAGGATTTTTACTATATCCTAAAAAATTAAATTCTTTTTTTCCTGTTACTGCTACCATATCATCTCCTATTGTAAAGTTTAAGGGAGTAATTAATAATTCATAAGCACTATTATTACCAGCTTTTACATTAACATCCAATGCACTATTTATATCCAATATACATCTAGTAATTCTACGAGGTTGTCCAGTAAGTGGACCTGATTCAGTTTCTTTATCAATAGGCATAGTTTCTAAAATAGGTATATAATTAAATCCTACTTTAACTCCAGTTGGTCTAGGAGAAACTGAACTAGCATTAAGTGTTATTCTGTCATTACCATCTATTGTATATGCTCCTAAAGAAGAATTACCAAAAACAGCATTAACACTAATTTCTCCATAAATAGAATTAACAGTATGTATATAACCATCTACTATAGTTATTACTGCAGTATTAGAAGGAACAGCTGCTAAGTTTCTATCTAAAGTTAAAGTATAACCACTAGAAGTAGTTGTTACTGCTGTAACAATATATTTTTGAGCATTACCAGCAATAGTAAATGTTTCTAAAACTTGTGGAGCTGTAGTAAAACCATTTACAATTAAAAACTTTTGATTAGTTGCCTGATTAGCTCCATTAACTCTTGGAGAACCTTTTTGATAAACAACAGAAGCAGTTTGGCAATCAAGTGTTGTACTATCATCATCAGCAAACTTTTCTAAAGCATAAGTAGTTGTTCCATTAATTTGTCTTTTAGATACTACAAATAAATTAGAATTAGCAGATGTCATGCTATGAAAAAAATCTCCTGACCTTGTTTCATACATTGTCCATCCAGCTATTTTTTCATTTCTTATACTATGAAATACTGCTATCTTACCATTATGTGTAGAACCACTATTAACAAAAAAAGCAAACTGTTCAGGTCTTGTATCATTACCAGTAATCATAGCTATCTGTTTAGGATTATCAATTAATTGAGAAGATAATACCGAAATAGATTCTGATGAATAAGCTGCTTGGGCATCTGAATATAAATATTCTCTAACAGATTTGCCATTCTTTTGAGAAAATACAGTAGCTCCATCAAACATTGTTGGATTAGCTCTACTACATCCATAAGGAGTTTGTCGTCTAAAAGCTATATTACTAGGAGTAATAGCAGCAGTATCAGCAGAAGATGGAGAATAAAATTCACCACCATCTGTAAATATTAATAAGTTTCTAGAACTAAGAAGATGTCTAACTTCATTTACTCTATCTCCAGCAATAGCTACATTAATACTTTCATTAGCTAAACCAGTGCCTAAAGCAAAATTAAAATAACCTCCTATTTGACTAGCAATAATACTTGATGGTTTATCTTTAATACCACCAAACCATAATCTATTATCGTGAAAAGTAACTGCTTGAGGAAATCCTCTTACAGCAGATATTAATTGTTCTTCCCAATCAGCATTAGCATTTGTATTTGGTAATGCTTCTAATATTGTAGCTGTAACTGTAGTACCATTTGTAAAGCCAACAATTTTTGCTTGTTTACCACCAATAGATAAATATGTACCATTGTGTGCTGATACAAAAACACTTGAACTAGCAGTAAGAGTAACACTATTACCAGTTGTAGCTCCAGGTGTTATTGTTATTGAGGAATTTGCATATTTATAAAATGGTTGAGTAGTTTTATTAATACTATTAACTGTAACAGTATCATCATCTTCAAAAGCAAATAAACTTACAGAAAAGTTTGTAGCTGAAGTTCTTTTAATTTCTATAATAGGATTATCTCTATGTGTTATAAATACAGTATCACCAAACTGAGCATAGTTTAATTCAAATAACTGTGCAGTAGTCCAATTACAATTAGAAGTAATATTGGTTTGAACATTAGCTCCATTATTATCTACAACATCTAATCTATTATTTGATAAAGCAAATATTGCTACTTCATCATTAGAAAATATAAAAGGAATTATTCTTGTTTCTCTTGTACTAAAAGTATTTTTATATTCTGTTCCAGGTCTACGCATAACTCCACCTTCATCTAAAAGATACCAGTTACGACATTGTTTAGCTCCATCAAAATATGCTTTAGCATCAGTACGAGCTGAAAGGAGAGGATTAAGTTCTCCAGATGAAAAATTAGTTAATACTGTTCTTAATTGCCTAGCCATGTAATCCAGTACCACTCGATCTTCTTTCTTCAATAAATCGGCTAGTAGGAAGTTTTTTTGTAGTAGTTTCTTGAGAAGCTATATTTTTAGCTATCATAAATTGTCTTTCAGCTAAATCATCAAATTGTTTAATCATACCAGCATCTCTTGCAACAGCTCCAGCATAAATAGAAGCTAGTTTATATATTAAAGCAAGTCTAAAATAAGGAGGAAATTTACTTTCGTCTTGTCTAAAAATATAATCCATTATAACAGTTGAACTAGAACCATATCCATTAAGATAAATCATATCTTCATATCGTGAATAAGGAAGAACAACATCATTACAAGTAACTGTACTTATTTCTAATACTTCTGGGTTTGTTGGAATTTGATAAGCATATTCAAATCTACCAGCTGGAGAAGCAGTCAATAAAGATAATTGTTTTTGACCTGAAGCAAATCTCCATCTAGTTCTTGTTAAACTAGATTCTACTATTTCTTCGTAAATATTATTAGTTACAAGTCCTTCTGTACTATCGTCTGTAAATGAAGAAATCGGATTTGCACCGATCATAATTAAAGCTCTTGCTGCTATATCTACTTTTGTTACTGCCATAATAAAATAATTGTATAGTGGGGGAATAAATCCCCCACAAATTAAGTTTAGTTACGCAAGTGCTACAGTTGTTACAGTTGTTGCAGCTGTTGCTGAAGTAACAGTAATAACATCCATTTCATGCGTTCCACCTACACCAATAGAGCAAAGGATAACATCTCCTATTGCTAGTTCTTGGAATGATAGATTAAAGTAACCAGAAGCAACTACTGTTGATTTGGCATCTCCGTCAGTATAAAAAAACAGTGAGTTTTCACTTCCTGCTTGGGAGATTTTTTTAATTGGGTTTGCTAATGCATATGCCATAATAAATATTCTCCTTTCCTATTCTGTGCAGAGCTGTAATCTAGCTCCATCACCATCGATTAAAACTGAACCCATACTTAACATAGAGGTAACAAGATGTGCTACTTTTTCAGGAATGTAATTCAATTCAGTTCTCACATCAGTACCAACACCTAAACCACAAGATGACTTATGCCATGCTAGAGTTTTTCTGTCGTTACCAGTTTTTGTTAAACCAGAGTGAGTAAAGATTAAGAATCCCATCCATCTTTTAGCAGTTTGTTCTCCACTTAAAAAGGGAAGATCAGCTGGACCAACATAGTCTTGATTAGCAAATTGATTAACTGCTAATAGTTCACCATATTGGGTTGGACCTAATGCCCAGTATCTTTGATTGTCATCAGGAACATCATTGTTTCCGAAAACAGTTTGCATGTTTTGAGCTTTGATCAAAGTCATGCCAGTTGCAGAAGCAGAGCCACCAAATGAGACATTTGCCGCTATAGAAGTTGCGGCAGTTAGAATATCAATAATGATTGAGTCAGTCTTTCTACCTAATGCATAAGCTGCATTTTTAGCAAGAATCCCTCTTTCGTCGATATTAGTTTTAAGCTCATCCAATTTATCAACATAATCAGCTGCATAAAAGTCATTCAAAGTAGCAGACACATTACTGTGTGCACTGTTCATAGCTACTACTTCAGCATGTCTTGCTTTAGTAGTTGCAGAACCTTTAGCTAGTTTTTGAAAAGTAACTGTAGAACCAGTAACTCCATTAACATTTCTAACTAAATTCTTCATTTTTGACCCCATGCGTTGATATGCCATGTGGACTTCAGCTTCAAATTGCGTAATAAATGCGTTAGTAATTGTACTAGCCATAATATTATCCTTTCAATTTAAAGTTTGTTTCGCTTGTCTTTTATGTATTCCTTGTGTTATCCATAAACGTCATAGGCACAAATACCCACAAAAAAGGGCTTGTGTATTATATCTCATAAAAACTATTTTAATTCAACGCACATTCTTGAGTTTTTCAGATAATATCTTTAAAAGTATAGGATTTTCTTTAAGTGCTGCTGTTAAGCCATTTGAAATTGCATTAACAACTACTTCTTCTTTATTTTCTTCATCTAATGGTTGTCCTGGTTGTGTTAGATTATAATAATAAACTACTGCATGAAGTATCTCATGAATTAAAGTACATGAGTAATCTAAGTCAGATAAATCCTCCTGAATAATAATAGAATTTTTTCTATGATCAAATTCACCATATGAATCAGAAGGTTTTTGAAAAGTTGTCTTATCCTTTGTTACAAGGATATTTTGATAACTTATTTTAAGATTGAAGTTTTGCTGGATTAGTTCCGTATTTTTTTTCATATAAAGCTGTAACCCTATTCACATAAGCTGGATCTCTCCTAGTATCATCCCAATAACGAACATCTCTCATCATTGAACGCAAATCATGTTCACTAGCATTTACATCTATAGCAGTATCAGAACTAGGAATTGATGTATCTCTTGTTAATCCCATTATCTCCTCTAACACTTTAACATTATCAGCACTTGTTGCAATGTTTGTAACAGAAGTATATGCATTTTCAGAAAGGTTTTTCTTTGCCCATAAATCAACAGCTTCTATTCTAGCTTTACCATTATCACCTAATTCAGCTATTTGTTCATCTTGATTAGGTATATCGGCTACAGCATTATCAACAAATGCTTTAATTCCATCATTAAAATCATCTTGTGATAAACCTTTTGATTTAGCAAAGTCTTGCCACCATTGAACCATAGGTACATCAGCACTTAAATTAACATCTATATTTTCAGGCATTTCAGGACTAGAAAGTTCATATGATTCAGGTACTTTACCTAATCTTTCTTTCTCAAAATCTTCTCTAATATTTCTTGTTAATTCTTCTGTTCTTTGACCTAGCTTTGTTTCTAATGATTTATAAGATGAACCTAATGCTTCAATATTAACTTCTCCTCTATCTTTATCCCAAAACTTTTCTGATATATATTCAGGTCTATCTGTTTGTTCTTGTTGTTCTTGTGGTTGCCCATTATCTTCAGCCATTGTTTATTTTTCCTTTGTTTACTCTATTTTTAATTACTGCATAAAGAAATCTTGATCCCTCTAAATGAAATAATTGATTTGGTTCTATATTTGGACCACTTACTGAATCTACAGTAATTAGTTTTAAATGTGCTAAAACTTCTCTACCAGCATCAGAAGAAAATACAGAAGCATACAGTTTATTAATTCTATTTTCTTCAGTAGAAACTTCTTGTGGTATTTTTTTATCCTTGAGGTTGTTCCAACTCATTTGAACCCATACTACCTTGTTGCTGCATATTTTGCAACTGGTTTACTAATTCTTGTTGTTCAGCTGGATCACGAATTAATTTCTCAGGTAAGTTCATTTTTTCAGCTAAATACTTAGCTACTTCATCTTGCTTAACTATCATGTTCAGCATTTGAGGACCAAATGTTGTAGCAATAATTTCATTAAATCTACTCACATCTGCTACATCTTGTTGATGTTGAGCTTTAGCTAATGGAGAACGAGGTATTACTTTTACTTCTTTTCCATCAATATCTGGTATATCAATTCTACCTTGTTTAGATAAAATACGAATTACTCTACGAAGTAATGGATTAACAAATTCAGATTGTAGTCTACCAAAAGAAGAACCAATCTGTCTTGATAGGTCTGCCATTCTTTCTGCTACTTCTGTTGCTGACATTGGTGTACCTTCTGGTCTACCAAGTGTTTCCATGTACAGAGCTTTCTTAATATTAGTTCTCATGTCAGATAAAATTAATTGAGCTACATTAAAATCTCCAGCTGCATTTAAAGGAACTAAACCTCTACTGCCAGGAGATACAGGAATTAGACTACCGGGAACAAGTTGAATATTATCAGGATTAATTACACCATCATCTTCAAAAGTATAAATACCACTAATTGACATCTGTGCATTTTGCAAAATCATTTCTACTGTTAAGTTAGTAGTTTTAATTGCAGCCATTGCATTAAAGATTGGTCCTCTACCATAAACTTCACCACTTGCTTTGTTCCATCTAAATACTAAATATGGATTAGAAGCATTACCTTTTAATTCTTTTTCTTCTATCATTATTTTTTCTTTAGGAAGTACAACACAATATTTATATTTTTCTACATTAGGTTCATCATACAAACGCATGACACCTTCAATAACAGTACACTTTGTTTTTGTATGTCTAACTTTTTCTAAAATTTCAAAAGGTATATTTCCTTTAGGATAAACAGATTGTAAATCTTCGTAATCAACATATCGTGTTCTATAAACTTGATCTATTTTATTATCTGGTCCTGAGTTTAAAGTTATGCGTGGTAAAGGTATTGCATTAAATTTAATAGGATGAATTGCATCTCCTTCTTCTACTAACAAACATCCAGTACCTACTGCTAAGTCCATAAAACATTCATGTACTTCTGTATTAAAATTAGAATTTTGTAATATCTCAAATACATAACCAGTTATTGCATCTAGCTGTTCATTTATTTGTGGTTTTAAATCATCAGGTATTTCACTACCAGCTTCAAAATCTGCCCATCTTGCAAAGGTAGGTGTCATACCAGCTTGTAGTCTACTAGCAAATTCTTGTATTCCTACTACTGCTGTTTCATCAAATATTTTATCTGTTCTTCTTTCTCCTGGACTTTCTTCATAAAAAGATTCTCTTTGAGGTAAACAATATTCATATGCTTCTTCAAACTTATCTTTCCAATAATCTTTTATACCTTCTGCTTTTTTAAATCTTTTTAAAAATGTAGCTACAGAATTTGTTGTATCTCCAATACTTGGAGTTATATCAGGCATTTCATAAGACATTAAACCATACTCCCTGTAATTGTTTGACCAGTTTTTTTGAATAACGATCTAGCACTAGCTATATTATCTGATGCATTATTAGCTTTTTTCTTTTTAAATTTACTTGTAGTAACTATATCTGTTTCTTTTGTTGTTTGATCTACTACTTGACTATTATTTGAAACAACATCAGTACCTTGTTGATTATTTTTTTGAGATGATTGTATTCCTGAACTAGACATAGTTGAATAAAATTTATTTAAATAGTTATTATAATTATTTCCTGGTCTTGAATTATATATTAACATACTACCAGATAAAGGAATACCACCTAATGCCATTGCACCTAAAACTAAACCTTGTATATTTTTTTGTGATTGAAACATTGGTTGTGAGATTTGAGTAGAAGTCATAATACCAGTAGGATCACCAGAACCCATAGCTGTATTTGATTTTCCAAACTTCATTTTTAATCCTTGTGCTGTAATATTATTTCCTCGAAAAATACCATCTTTTCCTTTAACACCCATTTCTCCTATTGATCTTAAATAATCATTAGTAGCTTGACTTGCTTCTTCCCCATAAAAACCTATGTCTTTGCCTTTTAAATTATATGCACCATAACTTTTTTTTTGCGTACTACTTCCATTAGTTTGATTAGTTTTTAAACCTAATTTATCATTTACATAAGCTTTTCCGTCTTTAATACCTTGTGTATTTTGTTTAAATTGTTTTGCTTCTTTTGCTTTTTTTGCTTCTAAACCAGCAATAGATTCAGCAGTAGCTCCTTTTGCTTTTAATTTATTTATATTTTTTTGTAGATTGTTTTGTCTTTGACCGTAATTATCTTTATTATCATTGCTTCCAGCAGTATTAGAAGTTGTAGCACTACCACCCATTAATTCATTTCTCCATCAGTATAATAACCAGCACCACCAGGTTTTGAGAATAAAGAACGACTACCAACAAGACCTCTTTCCCTTCTTCTCTTTTGTCGTTTTTCGTCTGCTTTTTTTGCT